TTCCTTGGCCCGGTGCCTCTAATGTTAAGTTCCCGCTTATTACTATAGCTGCCCTTCAGTACCATGCCCGTAGCTATCCTGTGTTGGTAAACGGGCAAACACCTGTTCATTGCCGAGTTATTGGCATGGATATGGATGGTAAGAAAGCAGAGCGTGCTCAACGTATTGAAGATCATATGTCTTACCAGCTTCTTGAAGAAGACGAGAACTGGGAATCAGAAATGGATCGTGTGTTAATTACACAGCCTATTGTAGGTTGTGCTTTTAAGAAATCTTTCTTTGATCCAATACTTCAGCACAATGTTTCTGAATATATTCTTGCTAAAGACTTAGTAGTTAACTATTGGACTAAACACCTGGATACAGCTCCTCGTGTCTCCCACGTACAGTATTTCAGTAAGAATGATGTTTATGAGCGTGTCGCTCGTGGTTTATTCTTAGGGATGAAGGAACAGAATCCTTCCGCAGTACCACAATCTAACTTATCTCTGGCACAGTCCAAAGCACAGGGCATGACAGCTCCTGACTCCATTGATGATAGCACTCCTTATGAAATTATCGAGATGCACACTTGGATTGACTTTGATGGTGATGGTTATTCAGAACCCTACATTGTATGGATGCGTAGGGACAATAAGCAAATCCTTCGTATCGTAGCCCGATACTTTAAGAACTCTATTGAGAGAGACAAAGATGGTAAAGTGCTCAGTATTAAACCTGAAACCTACTTCACAAAGTTTCCGTTCATCCCAAGCCCTGATGGTGGATTCTATGATCTTGGTTTCGGATCTCTGTTGGGGCCTCTCAACCAAAGCATTGACACCATTCTTAACCAGTTGGTGGATGCTGGTACAATGTCTAACACAGCCGGTGGGTTCTTATCGCGAGGGGTTAAAATCCGTGGCGGTAACGCCAACTTTGCTCCGCTAGAATGGAAGCATGTAGATACTACTGGTGATGATCTTCGTAAGGGAGTAGTACCCTTACCCGTGCGGGAGCCTTCTGCTGTCCTGTTCCAATTACTAAGCCTACTTATAAACTATGGCGAACGTATTGGTGGTTCTGTAGATATATTAACCGGGCAAAACCCCGGCCAGAACACTCCGGCACAGACCACACAAACCATGGCAGAACAGGGAATGAAGATATTCTCTGGTATCTTCAAGCGTACTTACCGGAGTCTAAAGGACGAGTTCCGCAAACTGTATCGGTTGAACCAATTATATTTGCAAGGCGTACAAGAGTACAGCGGTGATAATAGCTCCAGTTTTATTGATGCTGAAGACTATGCGGGATCGTCTTCTGATGTTCGTCCTAGTGCTGATCCTAACATTGTATCAGATGTACAACGTATTCAACAAGCACAAGCACTGCTACAATTAGCAGGAACTACTCCGGGCATGAATATGTATGAGGTTCAGAAGATGTACCTCAAAGCAATGAAGGTTAATAACATTGAAACTGTGTTACCAGATCCTAAAGGGCCTAACGCTATTAAGCCGGGGCCATCGGAAAAGATACAGATTGAACAAATGAAACAACAAGCCAAACAAGCCCACATGCAGTTACAAATGAAGATGGGTCTAATGAAGATTATGAAGGACGCAGAACTTAACCAAGCTAAGATTCATAAACTAGAGGCCGATGCTATTCTAGCTATTGAAGAAGCGGGTGGTGTATCTAAAGGACACGATATTGCAATGCTGAATACTCAAATATCAGTGGCTAGGGCAAAACAAGAAGGTATTATGAGTTCAATGAAAACTGTCATGGACTTAGAAAAACATATGCAGGAAATGAGTCAGCCTGAAGAAGGAAAAGAAGCACCTGAATAACCAGAAATGTAATACAAGGAGATAGAAATGGCAATAGTTGTAACCCCAGAAGAGTTTAAGGATTGGAAGCAGCACCAAGTAACAGAAGCCTTTATGAAAGCATTAAGTAATGATCGAGAGTGGTTAAAGGAAATACTGTTAGCAGGAACAGAGGATGATGACAATGTCCGAGGCCGTGCAGCAGCTATAACTAGTATATTATCATTATCATATGAAGAACTAATGGATGCTGTTAAGGAGAATCGTAATGCTTAATCCTTCCGGTATTCACCCAATCTTTGATCGTGTACTTGTCCTACCGTTAGAAGTAGAAGAAAAGACAGCAAGCGGTATTATTGTATCCACCAAAGAAAACAATGAACGGGAACAGTTAGCCAATACAACAGGAGTTATTATTGCGTTAGGTGATGAGGTTCCGCTAGATATTGTTAAGGTTGGTATGAAAGTAGCATATGCTAAATATGCTGGTCTGATGTACAAAGGGAAGGATAAACGAGATTATCGTATGGTTAACTATGATGATTTAGTAGCTAGATTAGATGATGATATGGTCTTAATTGACCCACATCTTTCATTAGGAGTTTAAGATGAGTGAAGAACAAGTAGAAACACAGGTAGAAACACAGGTAGAAGTAACAGAGGAACCTAGTTATGAAGCAGAGGCAGAGGCACAGGGTTGGGTGCCAAAAGAATCCTTTCGTGGTTCAGAAAATGATTGGGTAGATGCAGAAACATTTGTCCGTAGGGGCAGAGAGATATTACCCATTGTCCGCAAGCACAACGAAAGGCTTGTTAAAGAACTTGCAGAGGCTAAACGAGGTGCCGAAGAAGTTCGTGAAGCAGCTAAAGAATTTCGAGAGTTCCAGAAGACGCAGTTCGCTAAGAAAACCGAGGAACTTGAGCAGCAACTGGAACAACTAAAGCAAGCCAAGCGTGAAGCGATTACGCAGGGTGATGGAGATCGTGCTATTGCTATTGATGATGCAATGGACGACTTAAAGGAACAACGTGTTGAGGCCAAGGAAGAACTTAAACGTGCTGAAGAAAAAGCAAAAGAACCTCCTCCAGTAACAGAAGACCCTCTCTTGAATGAGTGGATTAGTAAAAATGATTGGTTTGGGTCTGATGAGGATATGACAGATATTGCCAATGCTTTGGGTACTTCTCTAAGACGTAAAACACCTTCCTTACAAGGTAAAGACTTCCTTGATAAGTTGGATGAAAAACTAGTAGAGAAGTTTCCAGATCGTTTTGGTAAAAAGAAATCTACACCAAACCCAATGGAAGGTTCCCAGAGAGAATCTGCACGGCCTGTTAGTGGCGGTAAGAAAAGCTATAACAGTTTGCCGGAAGATGCAAAGAAGGCGTGTGATCGTTTCGTAAAGCAAGGATTGATGACACGCGAAGAATATGTTAATGATTATGATTGGAACTAGGAGAGAGGAAATGACTGATACTAAACAAGGAACAAAAGCTACCACAGAGCCTACCAAGACAGAGCGCAAGCAACGAAGCGCATTTAACGGGACTCGCGGTAAGCTGCAAGTAGGGCATCTTATTCCAGGATATCACTTGCACATCTTCAATGACTCGCCAGGACGTATTCAGGCAGCTATTGATTCCGGGTATGAGTTTGTCTCTCCCGACGAGGTAGGAGGTACTATGGAGAATGTAACTTCTCGTAATACCGATTTAGGAGATAAGGTTCGTTTCTTAGTGGGTACAGATGGTAATGACCCAGTATATGCTTACGTTCTTAAGATCAAAGAAGAATGGTGGAAAGACGATCAAGCAGATCTACAGAAACGTAACGATGCAACTGATGCAGCAATTAGAAGTGGCAAGTTGACAAAAGATGGTATGTCATCTGATGGCTTCTACAATGCTGGTATAAAATATTAATAATTTAATTTAAAGGATAACAAAATGGCACTTTCTGCTGCTCCTCGTGGGCTAAGCCCCGTAGGTACACTGACTGGCGCATCGTATAACGAACAAGGTCGTTTATACTACATTCCTTCTGACTCAGCTAACACCTATGCTATTGGTGATATTGTTGTGGTTGGGGCGGGTGGTGATGCTAATGGTGTTCCTGCTGTAACTAAATATGTACAGGGTACTACGACTCTCCCTCCTTTGGGCGTGGTTGTGGGTGTTCGTGTAGTTGATCCCAGTGTATCTTTGCAAGGTACTAGCTTAGATTTAACTAAGCTATATCTGAATAAGAGTGCTGGAAATCGTTATGTATATGTTGTGGACGATCCTAATGTGGTCTTCTCGGCACAATTTGACAGCACTGGTGCTGCTCAAAATGCTGTACATAAACTATGCACCACTAATCAAGCCGCTGACCAAACAAGCACACTGTCACAAAGTGCTCCTTTGTCCAGTACTGCTTTGACAGGTGTTGCTACTACCCATACTGGCAATACAACAATCCTTCAGATTATTGGTGCTACTCAAGACCCAGTTAATCAAGGCGCTTTGTCTGCTGCTGCCTCTACATCCACCGCCGTCCCGTATGTAACAATGCTGGTCAAGTGGAACCAACATCAGTACTTCGGTGCTGCTGCTGGCGTATAATAATTAATTAAAGGATAACTAAAATGGCCGGTATTATTACCACTGGTTCGCATCCTAAAGCACTATGGCCCGGAATTAAGGCATGGTGGGGTCAGGTATATGACGAACATCCTGAAGAGTTTGTAAAACTCTTTGACAAAGACTCTTCTTCACAAAACTATGAAGAAGATGTTCAACTAACTGGTTTCGGTTTAGCCCCCGTTAAGGCTGAAGGCGCTGGTGTTACATATGATTCTGAAGTTCAGGGCTTTGTTACACGTTATACCCATGTTGCATATGCTTTGGGCTATATCGTTACTAAAGAAGAATTGGACGACAATTTGTATGAACAAGTATCTAAACGCCGTGCTGCTGCATTAGCAATGTCTTTCCGTCAAACGAAAGAAAACATTGGTGCTAACATCTATAACCGTGGCTTCAATGGCACTTATACAGGCGGTGATGGTGTTGCAATGTGCGCTACTAACCATCCTAACACTTCTGGTGGTACTTTCTCTAACAAACCTACAGTCGATGTAGATCTGTCTGAGGCCTCACTAGAAGATGCAACAATCGCAATTATGGGTTTCCAAAATGATCGCGGTCTGTTGATCAATGTGATGCCCCGTAGTTTGATTATTGCTCGTCAAGAATGGTATAATGCCAATCGTATTATGAAGTCTGTGTATCAAACTGGTACTGGTAATAACGATATTAACGTTCTGAAAGCAACTAATGCTTTCCCAGAAGGTATTGTTATGAATCATTACCTGACTTCTCCTCACGCTTGGTTTATTCGTACTAACATTCGTGAAGGTATGAAGTACTATGAACGTGTGGGTATTAGTTTTGACCAAGACAATGACTTTGACACCATGAATGCCAAAGCCAAAGGCTACGAGCGTTACAGCTTCGGCTGGACAGATCCCCGTGCCGTGTATGGTTCAAACGGCCCCTAATAGTAAATAGGGCTTGACAAATCCCGGCTTA